TGCCGACTGAGTAGGTACTTCGACGACTGGATAATCGCCAGCATAAGCCACGAACTTAGGACGTCCGAAGCCTACGATCTCTTTACCGCTCCCGAATGCCCGCTCTTTAATCATGACCATTCCGCCGTTACGCTGATCGCCAGTTCCCGAAGTATTACCTTCGATAGTAATAACAGTCTTCGACTTAACGCCTACGACGATTCCGATGTGTGAGATACGATCGACGCCATCGTGAGGAAAGTCCATGAATGCAAGATCGCCGATCTTAGGCTCTAGCTCTACCCAGCGACTTACTTCTTTAAGCTTATGCGCTCCCGCAGCTGTAGAGACCATCGATGGAAGCTTTACGCCCGCTTCATTAAAGCACCAATTCACGAATGATCCGCACCAAGGTAAACCATCGGCCTTAGTGAACTTTCCGTACTTCGTAAGGTTATCGCCTTCTTCGACTGTGCCGACTTCGACCAGTGCTACTTCGACGACTGCCGCAGCTGTTCCGACTGGGTACTTCATTCGGCCGCTACGTTCGGTGTGGATTGTTCCGCTTGCATAGCGTCATAAGTTGATTTAAGCATTGAAGTGAAAGACCCGTCACCATTGTCAATTAGTGCGTGTTCTTTAACTTCCTCGGTTATTGGGTCAGTTACTTGCGAAAAGGTTACATTGTCCATAGTTATCTCCTAAAGTTCCGCATTAAATGCAACAGTTTGTGAATACCAGAAAATTGGGCGGGCAAGTGCTGAACCCGTAATAGTTGCGTCAAGCCCACCACCTTTTGTGCTTGAAGTGTTAAAGGTTAAAGTGCTTGGTGTAATAAGTGCAATACCAGGAGAAATCAAAGCATTTGTCAAAGTTGAAAAAATAATTGAAGTTGGTGCAATTCTCATTGTGACATTAAATGGAAAATAGATTGCAGCATTGGTTTCAGATGAAGCAGCACCAAAACCTGAAGCAGCACCGCACACTTGATAATAACGACTACAAGCGGCTAATTCTCCTTGGATTGTTGCCCCATTACGAGAAAAAGCGGTAGCAACTGAACCAAGTTCTAATTGAACTCCTGTGATGTCAAAGTAATCGTTAGCACCTGCCGTGCCGACTGGCTGATAAGTAAAATAAATTGCTAATTGAGTAGCAGTTGATGCAACTGTTGCTGTGTAGGTAAAACGCTGCCAAGTTGTTGTTAGTGTTGCCCCGCTGCTTATTGGTAATGCTGCACCACTAAAACCACTGTAAACATTTTGGTCTGTTCCAGTTCCTGAATTAAGATAAACTCCCAATCCATTACTAGTTGCTGAGTAATTAGCACCTGCGCGAGCATAGAAAGATAGAGTTACAGTTTTACCAGCCAAAGGAACTGAATTGACTGTTTCAAAAGTATTTGAAAAGTATGTTAAAGCAGTGCCAGTTTGACCCGATGTTCTTTGTATTCTTGCAGCGTATTGAATAAATGGTAGATTTGTCGTGTCACCTGTTGCTTGTCGTGAAACAGTTGTAATTGAACCATTACCAAATTGTTGCCAACGATCTGCCAAGAAACTTTGATTCACCGCTGATGTGCCACGCTGCCAAATGTCAAAGCCACCATTGATTACTGTATTTTTACCAGCAGCCATTGAACCTTGATAGCGCAAGCCTGTTGAAGTGGAACTATCTGCTACAAGTGTCTCGCCATTGTTGCCCACGGCTAGGCGGGCTGGAGTATCGGCTGCGCTTGCTGCGATGAGATCGCCCTTAGCGTCGACGATGGCGTTCTGGATCGCGTTAGCGTCGTCTGGAGTTACCCATGTAAAATCCATGTTCGTGTTCGAGTTCTTCGATAGAACTTGGCCAGAAGTACCGCCCAGAAGATCGCCCATCGAAGTGTCGATAGCGTTGCCCAGTGTGCGAATCGCAGCTGCGCCGTCTTTAACTAAATCTACGTCGTCGGGTTCTTCCCAGCCGAACAGAGGACTAGTGGCCATTATTGCTCCTTTATGCGACTACTGTCGCGTTATTCCAGTCAAGTGTAGGAGATAAAGTATTCCAAGTTTCGGCGACACTCACGTTCTCCCACTTCATCGACTGTAAGCTGAAAGCCGTCGGACTGAGATTAAGAGTGATGTCGAGACGATTAACTCCCGCCGAGAATGTCCACCCTTCGACGAAGCCCTGAAAGCGTCCCAGAAGAATGTTCGGCGGAAGATTAGTTATGTCCAGCGGTAGACCCATGAAGACACCCAGAAGCGCGTCGCGATCTGCGTCGTCGATGTTGCTGTTTCCAAGTGTGAAAGTAATAGCTTGAAATTGTGCCTGTGGGAATGCTCGAAGACCTAGATAGAAGTCTGCTTGGTATTCCGCGTCGACAGTCTTTTCTAAAGATGTCGCGATCGCTTGGGCTTGCTGGCCATAGATTCCGATCGACTGGGTATCGCTGGCCGAAGCTTCCTGTCCGTTCTTATACTGGATCGTTACCTTATTGCGAACGTCTGCGATTCGCTTAATAGTAGAGATCGACGATGTTAAAGCTTGCTGGGCTGAAATCTCTGTGTAGCCATTAGCCGCCAAGTATTGCGATCTATGAGTGCTGTCTGCGTACCCGATACGACCAGAAGAATCTTCGTAGATGTAGCCAAGTCCGGAAGTGGCAAGAAGATTTATTAAAGTGTAAATGTCGGTCGTAGAAGCTGATCGATCTGTGAGTTCGTAATCCCCAGGGCGATCGATCTCTCCCAGTCCTACGTTCTCGGCTGTTGCCCATGTCGTAGTCGGATCATAAGCCGCCCACGTTACAGCGGGAGCGACTTCGTTCCAGTTATTGAGTAGAAGATCTTCTAGCACTGTGTAAATCTGATCGCCATCGAAGTCTTTAGATAAGACGCCTTCTGTAAGGCTGACTGGAAGTTTCGATAAAGCTCCGAGAGCTGTAACGCGGATAATCTGATTCGACTGTGATCCGCTGCTATTGACGACTGAGACTTCGATGTCTGTCACGTCACCGCCGAAGAGATTGACGTAAGCCCCTGTCGAATCTTTAACCTTGATTAAGACGTTATCGTTAACGTCGATCTGGATAGGAGATTCGTCTAGATTGAGAATCTGAACAGAACAGTAACCAGCTCTAGGCTGAGAATAGATGTCTGTTCGGCCAGACGTAATCGTAAGATTCGCCAGCGTTAGATTCGTGTAGTTTCCGCCGCCGTTAATCGTTACCTGCCAATCGGGAGTCCAGAGGCTCATTACACGTTAACCAAGCTCGTATAACCACCACCGCCGCGAGCTGCGGAGCGATTTAGAACGTCGACCACCGCGCGAGCTGCACCTTCTGGATCTCCGACGATTCCCATGTTTATCGTAATTCTTTCGGCTGTTGACTTTCCGCCAGTAGCTTCTTCTCGGGCTGCCGCAGCTGCTTCGCGAGCATTCCGTAATCTTTCCGTTTCCGCCTTTACTTCTTCACGACGTAAGATGGCTGCTTGCATAGCTGGAGAGTAAGCAGACAGCGGCGCGCCTGTAAAGGTAGGAGAATCCGCAGACGGAGCGAACACCGATGTAGGTGTTCCAGTCTGGAATCCGCTGGAGTCGACTGGGAATCCAGTGTCCCCGCTTGGCTCTTCCTCGAAGCTTACGCTGGCCTTTAAGCCTTTAGCTCCGCCATCGAAGAAGTTAGTAATCGGATTATTCTTAATTAAATCGACTACTCGCTTCGCGCCGTTATAGATCGAAGTTAATAATCCCACGAACTTAGAGAATGCTGTAACGAGTCCGCCTACTAAAGTTCCGATTCCCTGTAGAGCTACCTTAAACGCGCCGCCAAGGATCGGAGCTAGATAGTCTTTAATAAAGTTCCAGATTCCCTTTAGAAGATTAAAGAATGGCGTAAGTTCTTCGGAGTTAGCCGATACCGCTTTCCTAATAGTTCCGAACGCAGAAGCAAGTCCTTCGAGAATAGGCTTCACGATCGAAGTAATCGCTGGGATTATGTCGGACGCTAAGAACTTCCACCATGAAGTTAAGATCGGAAGTAGGTCGTCGCGAATGACCTTAAAGATAGCCGTAAACGCTGGCCCCAGCGTTACGGATAATCCAGAAGCGAACTTCTGAATAGCTGGGATTCCTTTATCGACGAAGCTGGAGATTAACGGAGTGATCGCGTCTAGGACATAAGAGCCGACTGTCTCCTTAGCCTCGTCGAATGCAACAGTAAGACGCGCCATCTTTCCTTGGAAAGTGTCGGCTTGCTTAGAAGCTTGATTCTCGAAAGTCTTAGCCAGAGAAGCCGTAATCTCTTCCATCGACATAGTTTTAAGTTGCGCCGAAGTAAGTCCGATTCCTAACTTTCCGAGCGCGGCTGTGTTACCTTCTGCCGCTTTCGCCATCGCATTCGTGACAGCCTCTAAACTTTTCCCGCTGCCCGCAGCGACGTCGATCGCTACAGCTTGGAGTTCTTGGGCTTTCTGTACGTCTTTCGTAGCGCGAACGAGTCGATCTAACGACGGACGTAATTCGTCGTCTGTTAATCCTGTAAGAAGTGAGGTCTTAGTGATCTGTTCTTCTACAGCTTTAATCTGCGAAGCTGTGGCTTTAGTGACGTTCTGTAAAGATGTCGCGAGCTTCTTTTGAGCTGCTTCGTCTGCGATCGCTGACTTAACGCCATCGACGAGAAGCTTTCCAGCATAGGCGGCAGCTGCAACAGTGGCAGCGGCGAACGCTGCGGCGGCTACCTTGCCGAACTTACCGATCTTAGATGAGAAGCCTTCGACTTCACCCTGCGCGCCCTTGACGCCTTTTTTTAATTCGTCGAAGTCGGCGTCAAAAGTTATCTTGATCTTCGGAATGCCAGCCATTACTTAAACCTCAATTCGTCCGCGATCTGTTGCACCATTAGAGCGTATTCTCTAGCCACGATTGGGACGTAGTAATCGACAGCTGGAGCGATCCAGTAGCCGCGCTTATTGTAGGGAGTCTTAAATCTGTTTGTGAATACGCGACCGATGGAATCAATTCCACCACGAGATCCGTATTCTGTTCCCCATAGAAGCGCGCCCGCTGGAGCTGCGTTCTGTCGGACTTTATTACCTTTACCGCTCTTAGAAGTTTCTCCACCGTATTTACGACCGACCTTTTTAGAGCCGCCGATGTCTACGCGAATGAGACGATCGCGTGGAGATTTGATCGTCTCGACTACTAACTTCGTCTGTGGAGCTGGCGCACTAAGTCCGCTCATCATGAGCTGACCCGCTAGTCGTTGAGACATAGGCTGAGCGCGATTACGAACTAATTGCTGATACTCGGCTGGGAATGATCCAAGAAGACCTAGCAGATTCTTAAACTCGACAGGATCGACGTCGATCGTGTAAGTACCGCGACCCTTCTTATCTGCCATTCTGCCTCTCCAAGATCTCTATCGCCGTTAGTAAATCCTCTTCCGTCTTCCACTCGCTCATCGGAATACGAGTCGCTATAGCGACCTCGATTAAGATCCGATTTAAGCTTCCGACGCTCCAGCTTTTGGGACTGACTGCTTCGTGTTAATTGACTCCACAGTCTCGACCCAGACTTCGTAAGGCTTGACAGGATTCCCGCCAGCTTCTCGCTTCATGGCGTGATAAGCCAAGAAGTTAAGACCTTCGAGTCCTAGCTTAGATTCTGCTTCGTTTACTGTTGTCTGGAACTTTCGTTCCCACTTTACCCACTCGGGATTAGCCGCGACGTATGTCGCGACCTCTCCCGAGATGTAAGTAACTTCTAGCTCTGTTTTCATAGTTGCTCCCGATTCTTATTCTTAGCTGAATGTCTCTGTAGGTGTTCCCACGACTGTAAAGCTCATGCTAACAGTCTGCGCGCTTGGAGATGTTCCGCCCACGCTTGGAAAGATTGGAAGAACATTAAACGCGAAGACTGCGCCTGTAACAGCTGTCATAGATACTGCTAGAACAGTGTTAGGAGCTGTCTCTGCCGCAGACCATAGAGCTTCGCAGAGTGAATCTGTTGCGCCCCAGTCTGCAAGCATTTCGACGTCGAAAGTCCACTGCTTATCAACTGACTTATACGCTGGAGCGTAAAGAGTGTCGTAGCGGTCGATGGTGACGTCTGCGCTTAGTGTCGCGCTTGTCGCTTGCTCGTTATAGTTTTTGGTCGCGATCGTAACCGAAAGATCGCGCCCTGTAATTACGGTCGTGGCCATGGTCTATCTCCTAGTTTGTTTGAGTGTAGTAAGTGGACAGCTGAATCTCGCAAGCGAGAATCTCTGACGCGCCTATGTTTAACGGAATCGGATTCGATACGTCTCCGACTTCATACCCTGACGGTATAGCCGCCAGAATGCTAATTACGAGCTTCTCGATGTTATCGA